TGCCAAACTTATATTCATATTTTTTTTCTACATTATGAAACTGTTTAAATGTATAGTAACAAGCCATAATCAAAGCGATATGACCAATTACTAAACTACCCCATATATCAGGTCTAATTAATCCAAAAAAATATAATGTAAATGCCGTTGACCATACAAATGATAGTACAGATAATAATTGTAGTCTTACGGTCTTAGGAAGTGCTCTTAAATCATTTTTACTATCATCAAATAGAATTGTCGCTGTCGCTATCATCCAATTTCTCATTACTCATCACCGTTAAAATAATATACATGATTACTATTGAAGTTATAATACCTATTATAAGAAATAATAATCCGTGTTCTAAGTCCATTAAAATTTTCTAACAATATGTTTTCTTAATGCTCTTACTAATTCTTCAATCTTATCTATTACAGCAATTAAACTAGTGTCTGTAATATAACTTGATTGTTGTTTAAGTTTATCATATTCTTTTAGAGGTATTGTGACCGTTGATTGTTCATTCTCATATGTTAAATCGTGGTCGTGTGTATCTCTATCAAAATCATCACTCATAAAAACCTTTTGGTTTACCGTTTAATGAAGCAGGGGCCGGAAGGGCCCCTGTCTCCTGATTTATGGTTACGCTGAGTAACCTTGAGCACCGAACAGCGCCGATTGACCAGCTGCGATAACAGCTTTTGACGGAGTTCCTACTCTGTAAGAAACACCAGCTGATGTTCTATTTTCATAAATCATCATGCCTTCGTTTCTTAATTTACCTACCATAGAAGCAGGTGACCTTAGGTCAAATTTAGACCTTAAAGTTTTCCAAGTAACAGAGTTACCTGAATTAAAAAGGTTTCTCACCTTTGTTGTTTTAGATGTTTTAGCTCTTGCCATAACATTCTCCTCTTGTTTGTTGTTAAATAAAAATTTAAACATTTGTTTAAATCACTCTCTTTCTGCCACATTTTACAACCGAGGCTGGCGATTCCTGACGGAATTCTTTATTCCCAATCATTGTTAGGGTCGAAGTCAGGAGTAAATTCGACACCACTAGGGTTAAGTTCATCTTTAACATCATTACTGATTGGTTTTGTTTTCTTTTTGAAACTCATATTTTGTAGTTTTTCATAATCAATTCTAGCCATTTGATTATTATTTCTATCTATTTTTAATTCTACTGTATTGTCCACCATCTTTTGTACTATATGATTTAGACCAAAATCTCTTTTAATTGTGCTTCGTAATACATCTACTAAAAAACTAAAATCTTTTGTAAAGGTTTCTGTCTGTGTTTTCATAGCTAAATCAACAAAGTGATGTAGCAATTTAAGGGCAATGTCATCAACGGCAGTTTCTACAAACTTATTAGTTTGTTCTTTTTCAATTCTCTTTTGAAACTTGTTGTCTTTAACACCTGTATTTGCCTTGTTTTTAATCTTATCAACTGGAAACAAGATAACATTATCATCAGCCACTAATTTTCTCACCCTTATAATTTACTAAACCTTTATCTGCAAAGTATTCAACCAATTGATTATAACCACCAATTAATATATCATCAATCTTTATTTGAGGCATAGTTCTTACTTGTTTACCTACAGCCTCATATAATTCTTCTGGTGATTTAAAATCTTGACCAAACATTTTTTCTTCGTAGGTCATTCCAAGGCCTTTGACTAAGGCCTTAGACTTATCACAATATACACAATTAGGTTTACTGTATATTATTATTTTCATCACTATCACTCATTATTTCTTTGTACTTAATTTGAGCCTTCTCTTTTAAGTTATAAGCGTCAACAGCTTCAGCAATTGTGAAGTTGTACATCTTATTATACTCACCTAAAGGCAATCTTAAGCCAATCCAAACTCTGTAATATCCGTTTTTAGTAAGTGTAACATCTTGTTTAAAGATTTCATAACCTCTTACAGGTGTATTACTAATCTTGTTTACTAAAATAGATTCTACTTCACTTACAACTGTTTTAGTATTTGTTTTACCAAGTTCAGTTATAAATTGTTTAGATTCTTTGTTCATTTCGCCTGCAATAATATCGGCCAATTCAGATTTTGCTAACATCTTACCTTTTTCGATTGCTAATTGCAAGTCAGGAGATACAGCCGTTGCTACACCAAAGATACACATTTTATCTTTATCTTTGCCAAGCCAAGGAGTATCACACGCCTTACTTTCAGAATAGTCAGCCATGTACCATTTAGGAACAGTATTCATAACTTTACCTTTTTCTGATTTGATTTTATAGGTGCTTGAACAGGCTGTCATTAACAGACCAACTGCACCTATCATTATTAGTTTACTTATTTTCATTTTAACCACTCTCTTTCATACTATACACTATGTCCTGCATAAAGTCAAGCGTGGATTGTACATAACCCCAGGCGTCTTCACTAGATACATCATATAATATAACTAAAACAAGAGCTACAATGATTATATTTCTAATCATTTTACCTCCCAATCGCCATTTTTAGTTAAACAAATCGTGCCAAATGACTTAAAAGCATGATTTTTCCTGTCGTATTTACGACAATACGGTGGTGTGTTTATATCTGTATAATAGAATTCTGCAAATAAATCCCAATAACTAGGACCATCAAACCTTTTTCTACCATCAGCACACTCTAATATTTCTTCTTTTATAACTTCGTTATCAACTTCTTTTATTGTTATCTTTATATAACAAAACTGACCATTTACCTCATCAGGATTTATAGGTACTATTTTTGTATAATCTTTTGCTACTGCAACACCAGTAACTATAAGAAATACAATTAGTATGAAAGTCCATACCAAATATCTACGCATATTATACCAAGGGTCAAACATATTTTTTCAATTCCTCAATACTCTGTTTCGTATTATATATGTCTTCTTCTAAAATGTCAATGGTGGATTGATTATTAGTTAATTCAATCTCCTCTTGCTTTTCTTTAACTTCGTTCTCTAATTGTTCTATTTTTTCACTATATCTTGATGTGTAATTAGTCATGTTTTTCTACCCATTGTCCGTCTGGTAACTGACAAGCAGTACCAAATATCACCTCTCTATTTACAGCACCTACACCAATTAGGGGCCATGAATTTGTTATATCAATTGTAGCGTCATAATCTTTACATTTTATAGGACCTTGTGTATAAGACCTAGTAATTTTTATTATACCACTATTACCTGTTTTACCATTGTACCAGTTCGTATAACTTTGACTATGGTTTGGTGATGTATTTAAATGGTCTACAAATACGGCATTGTGTACATCATAATCTGATTTATACATAATCTCAGCACCTGCAAATGCACCAAAAACAGCACAAGTAGCTATCGCATAAGGATTTTCAACACCCATTGCAACACAAGAACCTGTTGTAGTTGTACTACCTAACACGGCACCGACTTGTGACCTATTTACACTACTGCAATTGGTTAGTGAAAATAGTCCTAAAAATACTAAACACAGGATTATACTTTTTCTTTTCGCCATTCTCATTCGTCCTGGTTGATTGACAAGCCGCTAGGGTGGTCAACACCAGAATAATCATAATTATTTTTTTCATAATCTTTTATATTTGTAAAAAATTCTCTATCTACTTTTCCTTTTGCAACTAACAGACAATCAGATTGTATATTTTCTATTTTATTTTGTATGTGTTTATCAGATGGCGGAGTTCTTCTTAAATTATCCGCCATCTTCTTTATAGAATCAATCTTATCACAAAATTGTTTGATACTATGTGTCATTAGTTTAAGTCCAACTTCTCAAAAAAACCTTTTAATTTGTATTTTGATTCAGACCAATTTGTTTTTTGAAAAACTTTTGTCTTACAGATTTCTTTTTGTAAAAAACTCAACTCATTACAACCAGCTTCTGCGTATAATGTTTTCCAATCTTTTTCTGGTTCACCTGCACCTGCTGTTTTTACTGATATAATAATAACAACTAATATGGAGCACATGAATAGAATTATGCTTTTTAAATCCCACATAATTATACCTTTCTTCCTGCTGTTTTAATGTCCTCTTTAGCAACTACCATATAAGGACCTTTGTTGTACGCTGGAGCAATTGTATAGTTCTTACTCGCCTCAATCTTCCAACGATTGTCAGGTTTTGTACCACCATGACCAATTTTATTTGACATAGGAACATCTGATAGAGTCTTTTCTCTTGGCTCTGACATAGTTCTCTCTGCTATATCTAAATAGTAACCACCATTTGTGGTCAATTGTATTCTACCATTATCATCACAATTAAAACCTAGTTTTTGTAAATACTTAATATGTTTCTTCAATGCTTCTTTATATGCTTTCGTAGGTTTTTTCTTTCTTAACCTACGAATAGCACCACTAGAATTATTTGTATAGATAATTGCCATTAGACCATTGCCTCAACTTTTTCCTCTAAAGTTTTAGCGCTTTTATCTTCATCTGAAAAACCCTCAACGCCAAAATCATCATCAGCTTGTTTCTCAGCAAATGTTTTACCAAATACTTTCATATAAAAATAGTCTTTAGGATTAGGTTGTGACCAGGCGTGTAATAGATTTTCAAAATTAATATCTACACCGTCTAGTGATTGTGGATTTGACTTTTTAAGGTCAACAAAATCTTTTAACATAGCTATTCTATGTTTATAAGATGGTTTCTTAGACTTCTCGTCTTTTACAGTAGCTTCTTTAAACTCTGTATAAATCATTTCTTTTGTGTATTCAAATTGTGCCATAATGTAACTCCTTCACTAGTTAATAATAATTAAATATACCATACCATAAATCGCTCGGAATGGCAAGCCCTTAAAAAAGCGTGATTTTTCGTGCTTTTTTCAGGAAAAAAGCGTCTAGGATGCGCCAGGATTGACGAATCTAAGCTTTCGTGTATCAATGTATACCGCCTTTTTTAGGTTCACCTGCGACACCCCATTGATTGTGTCTTTCATCTGTCATCTGTTTTATGTGTTCTTCACTATATCCAGTATCTTTTTTAGACTCTTCTTCAGCCCACTTCTCAAACTGGTCTACCTCATCTTGCAATTCATCTCTATGAGTTCTAAGGTCATCAACGGCGTCCCTTATCTTACTATCAAAAGATTCATTACCTGTAACGCAATTGTCTGATTCTAATTTGTCAATAGCGGTATTTAAAACATCAATTGTTTTTAGTTCATTTATCATAATTAACTCCCATTAAATGCTTCAATATCACCAGTATCGGTTGATATTTCGTTATCTTCGTCTTCACTACTCATTAATAAAACTATGTAGTGAATTGCCTTTAAAAGGTCTTTTCTATTCTTACCAGCTTTCTTACCATATCTGCAAAGATACTTAATGGCATTTGCTTGGCAAAAATCTTTATCAATATTCAAGTGTCTTAACATATCTTGAACCTGAAAACCGTCTTGTGTGGTACTATAATGTTCACCATAAGTACCTTTTATATAATCGTGTATTTCTTTAACTATTTTATCTTCATTATATTTCATATTATATTCCTAACGCTTTTATAACATCTTCCTCTGTTAATGGCAACCTTTTTCCAGATTGTAACCAATCGGCCATTTGTTCAAAATTAAATGCTTCATCTTGTTTGTTTTCTTTTTCTAATACTTTTTGAGCTGTCTTAAAAAATTTTAATATATTCATATCTTGACCTAATGTATCTGGTCTACTTTGATATTTACCTTTTCTTTGATTACTCATTAGTTATCCCTCTTTTTAAAATCTTCTAAATGATTCATATTTGCATATCTACCGTCTTTATTAATTGCATATACTAAGGTAGCTTTATGATTTTTACTAGTTTTGTCATATAAATTTTTTGCTTCGTCATATGTTTTAACAATTGTTTTGGTACTTTTATCTAGTGGTCTCCACTCCATAATAGAATACTCTACAGCATTGTTAATAATATTTTGTTCCCACTCGTTTGGTTTATTATTCATCAATTACTGACCTCGCATAATCATAAGCTTCTTCTTCGGCGTTCTCATCATCTGATACAAATTCTTGTGATTGTAAATAATCGCCTTCATCTTCTCTATCATCAAAATAAACTTCGTAAAGATTTTTACCATCTTTACCATCTTCTAATTTTCTCCAATAACCTATCTTGTTATCATTCATATCAAATATATCTTTATCAACCATTCATCCACTCCTTATCTTCAACATACTCATTCTTTTTAATAACATCTTTAATCTGCATAAAATAACACCAATATTCACCAAAAGTAACTGCACCAGTATAATTTAAATCAGTATCATATGTCTTAGCATTTAATGAGTTATCACTTTCAGCCGCTATATCAGTAGGTTCTGTTGCAATACCTATATTAGTAACAACACCCTCACGGCCTCTTTCATCAACTATTGTATCACCTAAATTAATTATCATATTATTCCTCCCATAAATTTAGTTACTTCTTTATTAAAATCTCTTTTGAAAAATTGTCTTGTATTATATCTCTGACCATAATCTTCAACAAAACTTTTACCATCACCAGTTTGGTCTGTTACATCTTTACCAAACTCGTCTTCGTAAGTTCTATAATATTCTGAACCGTGTATCATTTCAACACCAGAAACACCAGTAAAATTACTAGCAGTTTCTTTATAGTTTTTATCACAAAACTCTTTTATTTTCTTTTGAAAATCTTTATTGTTTAATCTATTCATTTGTGATAAAGGCAAGTTTCTAAAGATAGTATAATAGATGTTAAAGTAAGGGTCATACCTTTCCTCAGAATCTTCATACTCTCTAAAGTAAACTAAATGTAAAGTGCCTTCTCTCATTATTAAGCAGACCTACCTTCAGCGTTTGCTTTTTTCCAGTAGTCTTCTTTCGCCATAATTAAAACTTCGTCAACATTGTATTCATCAATGCCAACTAAATCTAAATTTTCAACATTAGACATTTCTTCTTTTGCCTTGTTGATATCAATATCACCTTTTACATAAGATTTGATAATATCATCTGATTGTTCTTCAGCGCAATCCCACGCCCAACTTTTTACTTTACCCATAATGTTTGTCCTTTCATTTGATTCGTTATAAGT